GCTCAACGGCCACCCGGCGCCGGAGGTCACGCATTGACTCGAAGATGGTGGGCTCATTGCCTGCCGCCCATGTGACCGATCCAGAACCGCTCCCCGGTGTCTCGGTGGTGTATTGCGCCGGATAAATTGTCGAGATCGTGGTTCCGCCTGGTGTGATCTCCCAGAATGGGTCCGATGCCGTCGTGAAGATGTTGGCGTCGATAGGCAGAATGCGAATGGTACCGCGGCGACTCACCATCGTCAGGTCGGTCGAATTGACCGTCACGTCGATGCCAAGGTCCTTGAGCTGTTCGACCAGCGAGATGGTTCCGGTAAATATCCAGATCTGGTCGTCGAATGCGTTTCCGGCTGTATTGTACCAGATAACCCGGGCACGGCCCCAGGTGAACACAGCGTTGCCTATCGTGGTGTTTCCATTGGCCGGGTCGGCATAGACGCCGGAGTAAACCTGCCGGATGTCGTATGGCAGCGACGGGTCGTAAACCGCCTGCATCACCCGGCGCCATTCGTTGATTATGAACGGATTGGCGACGTTGTTGGCCTGGGCGGATCGTTCCAGACTTAGGAACTCGGATTGGGTCGACGTGTCCGACCAGGATGGCGGGCCTTCAGCGAGAAACGGGATGTCTCCGGTGAAGTACGGGAAAAAGTAACGGCTGAAAGATCCTCCCGGGAACCGGTATCCCCATGTGTCATCAGGCCGGCGCCGGAAGCTCCGGCATTCACCTGGAGCCACGAATTGCCTGTCCGAACTGCCGTCGGGCAGTTGGAGAAACACCGTCACCGGCTTGTCGTTGCAGTTGTGGACACGCCAGCAGTCGAAGCGCTGGTAAGTGTTGAGGATCCTGAACTCGTTTGGTCCCTCGATGGCGATCTCGGCCACGGACAGCCGGTGCTTGTGGATTCGACCTGGAGGCAGTGTGGGGTCGATGGCTGCACCTAGACTGCCGCGGACATAGGACGTGCCGTTGCCGTCGTCCGGATCCCAGCCGAGGTGGATGTCGTACCGAACACCATTCACCTCCCGGGTCAACAGCTCGAAGCTGAAGTGAATGGTGCCTATGTCACAGGTGAACGGGTCGGCGCCTATTATCGGATGGTCGACGTAGACCTGGCCGCCTTGGGTGTCGAGGTACTGGTTCTCCAGCTTCGACAGCTCGATGGCCACCTGCGTCTGGTCGTGGTTGTCCCGGTAGACTGAGCCGATGCCGGGGATGCCTGTTCCCGGGTCTCTGAGGCGCCTACAAGAGGCCGGATCGTTCCGGAAGACATACCACACCCCATACGGGTACTGGCCCTGCCAGACGCCTGCCGCGGAGTTGGCGAACAGAGGGGACTTGCCATCGAGCACCCGGGCACATTTCTGGTCGGCTCGGCCATAAAGGCTGTTCAGGTTCCGGGCCGTGAACATCCGGTCGGTCCGGCTGGTGGCGAATGGCATGGGTCAATAGAACCAAGACTCCTCGGCTGTCTGGGTGACGGCCGGCTGTGTCTTCAGCACCGTGCCGTTTGCGTTCTGCTCCACACGCTGACCGGGGCCGGCGACGATCTGCACCCGTCGCACGGCCTCGATCAGTTGGTTAATGGCCCGGGCATGGTCTGCCTTTAGACCGCGCTCGGATAGCTTGGCTGGCAGTTGTAAAGCCATAGCTTACAGCTCGCAAAACTGCACCATGATCTTGACCGTGCCGGCGCTGGATTTGACCAATGTGGTCCAGCCTGAGTCGATGCGCGGCAACAGGCAGAACTCGCCAGGCGCAATTCGGATGGGCCAGACGATATTCGGCGTAATTACCGCGTCGTAACCTCCAACCAAAACACTATTGATGGTGTCCAGGTTGCGGATTAGCACGCGGTAGGGCGTCGAGAGGTCTGCCGTCAGGTCGAGGGCCTCGGAGCCTGTGCCGACGTCCTGCGTCTGCTGGCCCATATCGGTGCCGGTCATGTTGGCCGTCACCGTGTAGGTCGTGCCGTCGATAGAGGCCCCGCCCTTGGCGGCGTAGAGCCTGGCCGACATTTGAACTTCGTTTGCCATGGCGGGTGGTTCGTTAGATTTCGCAGAAGGTGGCCTGCACGGTTACCGCGGCGGTATCGGCTCGGAAGTAGAGCGTTTGGCCCGATGCGACGTAAGGGATCAGCATGGTCTCACCGGCCGGGATGCGCATCGTGTAGGTGCCGCTGACGAAGCCGAGGTCAACGAAGTTGGTGGAGTCCAGGTTGCTCACTAGGAGCTTGTAGGGGGCTGTGACATCGACGGGCACATCCAAGGCCTCGACGGTGGTGCCGATCACTTGGGTTTGGCTGCCCATGTCGGTGCCGGACATGGTCACGCTCTTGGTGTAGGTGACGCTGGGGAGGTAGGCGCCGCCCTTGGCTGCGTACAGGCGGGCCGTCATTTGAATCTCGTTTGCCATAGATTGTATGGGTGTTTGGGGTTGTTGTTAGATGATCGGGTAAATGTCGGTGTCGTACGGCGCGAACGTCCAGGAGATGTTCTGCTCAACCATGTTGGTCTTGACGATCAGGCTCGACGAATAGTTGGTCTGCTTCCAGCCCCATACCGTGCCGGCGGGCGCTGCAGGCCTTCCGGTCCTTGGATCAATAGGAACGGAAGGCAGCATCGAGTAGACCGAAAAGGGAAGGTTCCAAGCAACGATGAAGCTGGCAGGTGTGTAAACCGGCGGGATGCTCTGAGGCACCTGGGGAAGCCCTAGGCTGCCCGAGAACATGGCCACCCGGCTTAGGCTCACACGCCCCACCGGGAAGGAATCTTCGCCTCGGGTGAGCTTTTCCCAGATTCGTTTGGCCACCGGTTTGTCGTCCCAATAGGTGATGAACTCGCCGTTTTCCCTGATGCTGGTCAGATAAACGCCGGCCTTTACAGCGTCCTCAATGGCCAGCTTGTAGCCTGCCGGGTTTCCAGTCTTCTCGGCTTCGGCCACAACGGCAGGCAGAGCGAACACAGAAACGTCGACATAATCAGTCCGGAACTCGTATCGGATCTCCGGGGTCTCCTGGCCAGCCACTGGGATGGTGGCGGCATCTATCGGGTCACCTGGGTCGGCTGTTGGGCCTGAGAAGATGACGGTGGCCGAGGCGTAAGGGCCTTCCTCAATGGTGCTGTATTTGGCGCCGATGCTCGACCAGCCTAGTGTGGCGATTCGAATGGCGTCCTTGGTGCCGCGGTACTCAATGGTCCACACCGGGCCAGTGCCGGATCCGGTTTGATCAAATCGTCGGCTGACCTCGATGTAGCCCGGGAAGGCCGACAGCTCTGGAGCTTGGTGGATCGTTGCCATGTTATTCAGAAACGGCGTCGGCCGTCTTCTTGGTGTTCTTGGAGATGTCCCGGATGTCCTGCGCCTGACTCTTCACGTTTCCGAAGTATTTGTCCAAATTCGATTGAAACGAAGTGAACCCACCAGTTCGAGCCAATGCGTCAGTGGGTTGAATCATGAGGCCTTTTTCTGAAAGCGATGAGGTGCTTTCTTCAGCTTTGCCCTTCATGGACAGCCGTTTGGCCCTGTCTTCACGCCTCTTCACGATAGCTGCGTCCTGTTCCTCAAGTGAAGAGATGAATGACTGGGTAAACTGTCTCCCCATGTGATTCATTAACTCCTCGCTCTTCATATCCCTGCCGCCTTCAGGGGTGTTTGTGGCCATGAAAAAGCCGTGAATACCGGCAACAGTAGCCTCCAGATATTTCATGAACGGCTTCACAACGTAGGCGATTACAGAAGCCCCGAACGACATGAAGACGGATTTCAGCGTGTCTATTCTGTCGGCAACGTCGTCGAGCGCGTCAACCACATCGGTGTCGATCACAATGCCAAGGTCTCGGGCCTGTTGCGCTGCATCGGTCAAGCCACTGACCATGGCTGGGATTAATGCGCCAGCGCCTTTTCCTGCCAGCTCCTTGAATGGTCCAACCAGCTTTTGTGGATCAATTCCAGATTCAAACAGCTTTCCAATTTCCATGAAAAGCCCTTCGCCACCGCCAGCCTCTTTTACCTGCTGAATTGAAAAGCCCATCTGTTGCAACAATTCAACAGACCGTTTGTCACCGCTCAAGGCCTTCATCCTGGCAATGGACAGCTTTTCAACAGCTCCGGCCACGTCCTCGATGCTGGCGCCGCTTAACTTTGCAGCGAACTGCATTTCCTGCAGGAACTCGGCTGACACACCGAGGCGCGCTGAAAGGTCTGCAATCTGTCCAGCGGCATCCACAATCGACAGTCCAAACTGGGCTATCTTGTCGACCGCAAACATGGCAGCGAGAGTGCCTGTAACCTCTCTGCCGACGCCCTTTGCCATCGACTGGGACTTCTTCAGTCCCGATTCGAAGTTGGTGCCGTCGAGACCGAGTTTTGCGATCAGTGAGAAGATGGCCATGGTGTCAGTTTTTCTTAGCTTCCTGCTGCTTCACCCAGCGCCACAAGGCTTCATCCTTCGGGCTCCACAGCTCGATGTCGCCATGGCTTTCAGCTCGCGCCAGGACAAGGCGCTCGGCGTCCCCGATAGGCATGGCCAGCACGGTGTCCTCCTCCAGCCCGATCTCAAGGCAGCAGGCCAGCATCCGCTCGGGCCAAGGCATCGAGAGCTGCCTGGAGCTGCCTTGTTTCATCAGGATTTCCGGCGCTGTCGACTGGCCGGCCATCCATTCGTTCCATTTGTCTAGCTCGGCCTCGAACGACAGGTTCTTCACCTTCCATGTCCACAGCTTCAAAGCCAGGTTCCGGAAAGGCGATTGAAGCGTATCCATCGACTCCCGGATGGGCTGGGAACAGATGAGCACCGCGGCCATGAGATCAGCGCGGCTGATAGGGCCGCCGATAGCCATGGGTGATCCGATGCGGTGAAGCACTATCGAATGCCCCACCGAATACGGTAAAAGCCGGAGCCCCATGACCACAGGACATGGGCTCGACGTGGCGTTCAGGATGTCAGCCAGTTGGCTCACAGGGTGGTCGCGGTGCCGGTCACGCTAATGTTGGTGTACCGCTTCAGCGTAAGAGTGCCGGTAGCCTTGCCGGTTGCAGTGGTCTTGATCGAACCGCCTCCGGCGTAGATCCATCGTCCACCAGGAGTCGGAGAACCGGCTCCAGGAGCATTGATTGAATCAGTGAATTTACCGGCGCGGATCACCGGGGCTCCAGTGATCACACAGGTGCCGTTGACGTTTGGAAGCTGGGCCGACAACAGCGCGTTGGCCACGCTGGTCGTGTTGGCAGGGATGAAATTGACGGTCAGCGTCAATCGGTCGTTGTATCCGATGTGGCCGACAACCTCGCCGGAGCTGTTCCGAACCTCTTCGGTGTCGGCCTCATGCGTGATGTCGTACGACTCCATATCGGGCGAGACGTACCCGGTGAGAACAACGGAACCATCCGAGTCATAAAGAGCCAGTGTTGCCGGTGAGCCGAAAATGTATTTGCTGCCTTGTGATGTAGCCATGTGTTGGTTGGGTTAGGTGGTTGCGGAACAGTAAAGCGTGAACGTCCTGGCGAAGTTCCTGGAACGGTTGGAGATGGTGTTGCCACCAAAGTCGTTTGGAACCGCAAATTGCGCGGTGAATGGACCCGATGCGTCATCTTCCGGAGCGTCAAGCACCGAGGCGCCACCGTCGTCAAACAACGGCTCCAGCAGATTGTCGAGCACCTGCATGGAACTCAGGATCTGGGATTCGCTGGTGTCGTCCGCGGAAAACTGAAACTCCACCGAGACATCGACTTCGCAGGTGGTATCGAAACGCTGCACCGGCCTTGTCGAGCTAGCCTGCACCACGATGGGCAGGTCTGGCATGGTGTCCTCCTCGTCCGGGTCGGTGAAAAGGCCGTGGCTATAGGACGTGAGACAGGTGGGAACACCAGCACCCGAGGCCGACCAGTCGGCGGCGGCCAGGTAATCCACCAGGGCTCTTTCGGCTCTAAGTGTGACGGCGTTCATTTGATGTCGATGCCATTGTCTACCAACACCTTTCCGTTGGCTAGTAGCGCCCCGGTCATGTGGTTGGTCATTTCGGCGGTCTCGTCGTCCAAGGCTCTCTGCATGGCCCGGTCATAGATGTTTTGCACCCGACCGTATTGGTTGTCTGCCACACCGAGAGACATGAACACCGAGGCCTCAGGATTCCATCCTGGCGCCGCCTGGGTGCCTCGGGCTCTGGTTCCTTTGTGAACGGCCACGTTCTCCTCAGGAAGGCCGTATTGGTTCGCCAATGCCACCAGTGCAGCGTTGGTGGCCTTCGGCTCCTTGTAGCCCGGTGGCTTCACCAGTGGCACCCATTTGGGTTTCTTGTATTGAGTGAATCCCCGATTGTAGAGTCGGATAGCCTTGACCACACCGGAGCGGAGATAGCCAACCGAACCGATGGCCTTCCGATAGATGGCCGAGGCTGCATCCTTCATTGCCTGGCCATAGAGACCGCGACGCCCGGCTGCACGTTCCTTGGCCTGTGCGATCAGATGAACCCGGCGCAATAGGCGGGAGAGTCCGATGCGTTTTCCGGTCTTCTTCGACTTCCGATTGATGTCTCCGAGCGGTTTCTTCAGGTAGTCGCCAATGCGCGCCCGCTCTGCATTCGGGCTCTTAGGCGGCACCAGGACGAACAGTCGAACCATTAGGTAGAACATCCGGGAGTTCACGGCCTTGTGCAGGTCGCGCTCGGTGCTCAATAGATACGCCTTCATGGCCGCGTCAAAACGGCTTGTGTCGACGTTCATGTAGACGCCCTGCCTCATTTGGTCTTTGCCCCGAGTTCGAGGCTGTAATAGGCTCCGGAAGCATCCACGCGGCAGGACAGGATCCGGAGAGTCCGGCCTTGGTACACCAGCGTGCGCCCGACCACCGGCCGTGGCTTGCAGAAGGTCAGGGCGATGCGGTCGGTGTTCTCCAGGAGAACGAATCCGGTGTCCTCACGTTGCAATCGGGAGAACGTGGTTCCCTGATCGAGCGTGTAGAGCGTCGAATCCATCGTGACCAACGTGCTGTCGCAGGTCTTCCAGTCGGAGAACATCACCAGGATCCGAGAGGTCACATTGTCCTGGAATCCACCGGCGATGGGTGAGTTGGCGTCGATCACCGCGGCCGGGATGCACCGGATCGACGTGCCCTCCCAGATGAACATGGGCGCCCCCAGCATTTGCTGGAGCACCGCCATGCCCTGCTGGAGACTGGATCCGATGGTGGTCATTTAGGCGGTGAAGTAGACGCCGGAGACGATGATTCGGGTCGTCGCCTGAACATGGCCTGCCAGACTGCTGGTAGTACCCGTCTCGAAGTTTGACAGTTCGAGGTAGTTGGTTCCGCCAACCACCCGGGCGATGATCATGGTCTTGGCCTGGTTGGTCGCATTGGTAAGCCACACGGCGGCCGCGGTGGTGTAGGTAACCGAATCGGGCAACGTCAGGCGAAGCTGGCCTGTGGCGGATCCGGTCACCGAGTTGACGGTCACGTCCGCGGTAAATGTGGTCACATACCCGATAGAAGTGTGTCGTGCCGTGTTTGTCGTGATGGCGTAGGTACGGCCACCGCCGGAGTCCGTCAGCGTAGGCACCCAGGTCGACGGCGCTGCATCAATGGGCAGGCTGCCATACAGCTCGTCGAAGTTGTCGTTGATCTTCTGGCCGGCGCCTCGGAGCGTGTCCCCGGTGTTGTCGTTGGCGATGGTGCCGATGTTTATGATTTGCTGGGCCATATCAGTTTTTAGGCAGGACATACCAGCCGGCAGGCAGCGTCACCTTAGACGGACCCACCAGCTTCTTGTTTGCATCGAAAGCGTACACACTGGCCTTCACCGGCTTGGCCAGCATCACCGGGTCACCGTGCGGGACCATCACCACCTTGGTCTGGCAGCCCAGGCAGGTCAGCAACACGGCCAGCCAGGTCAGCCTTGAGATCTTCGGGTGCTTTTCCATGTTGGATGTCGGCGGGTGGTGTTTCACGGATCCAGTCGAGGAAGGCCAGGACAATCTGGTAAACCCAGTTCATTCCGGTTTCTTCTCGGCGTCCTTGGCCATGACCAAGCCGATGCCGGCAGAGATGGCAGCAATGGTGGCCGTCGGGTCGACCGAGGTGGTCGGGTCACCGTCGAAGATGGCCTTCAAGGCCCCACCGACTGCGACAAGGATGGCTCCGATACCGGCGAGAGTTGTCTTGGTGTTTTTCATTTAGAGCGGAATAATCGATATGCGCCGTAGATGGCACAAACTAAGCCAATGAGCGCGGTGATAAGCTGAACCCATTCGGTAAGCCATGGAATAAACGAAACAGCGGTGGCACCTGCCGCTGCCGCTAGGCTGAGTCCAGAGCTGGTGCTGCTGTTCGTTGGTTCCATTACTCGGTAGGCTGGACGGCTTCAACCACCGGATTCGCCGCTTTGTAAGCCGCGACAACCGCCGGAGTCCACAGCGCGTTCGCAATCTTCACCACCTCAGGCGGCTGTCCTCCAGCGAGTCACCGGGATTCAGCGTGTACTGCGAGGTAATCTCTGGGCCCACAATCGTTCCATCGTTGTCGTAATCAACGCCGGTCGTGACAAACAACGAGTTGTTGGCGTTCACCTGCACTGCGACAATATCAACTGGTACGATCATTGGATGGTGGGGCTAGGGGTTTGAGCGGCGGCGTAGGCTGCGACAGCGGCAGGAGTCCAGACAGCGTTGGCAATCGCTACAACCTGCTCTGGTTGACCCGTAAGGTCTGAGCCGGGAGCGAGACAGTAGCGGCGGAAGGTGGAGGCTTTCACAACCTCGCCATCGACGATCTGGTCCGCTAGTCGGACTTGCAACGTCGTGTTGGGAAGAACCTCGCAGAGCGAAAAAATGGTGCGTTCTGTTAGCATAGGATTAAACGGTGTATGTATTAGAGAAAGTAAGAGTCATTGCTGACCCTGAAGTTGTCCCAGAAGCCGCAGATAAAAAGCCATAAAGAATAGTCCCAGCAACCTGCGTGGTTCCGCTAGTGTTTCGCGTGTCGTTCCATAAAGGACCAGGTACATTTGTTGCAGCAGTAAACGGAAGGTTTTGCAATGCAAAATAAGCGAGTGTGTTTGAAGTTATAATAAACGTCGTTACACTTCCTGAAACAGTTACAACTCTTCCTATTTTTGTATATCTAGCACTTACAAATGTTGTTGATGTTAAATTTACTTCGCCGCCTACCGAAGGTGCCCACGTCCCCTCCTCGTAATCATCCAGACAATTCGCATCGGACGAAGCGACTTGAGTAGCGGGGAAGGTTACTCCAACGCCATTGGCTCCGGTGGTTCCACCTTTTAGAACAAGATTTGCGGTGGTGTTGAGGCGCATGGCCTCAGATCCAAAATTGTTCCAGATGAATTGCCCTGTACTAGTATTGATGTCGAAAATCAATTCTGGATTTGAAGCACCAAAACCACCAGTGATTGATCCGTAATTAGTTGATGCAGCGTAGAAGTTGAGACGGGTCTTTGTGTTTGCCCCTCCTCCTGTATTTTGGAGCCTTAAGACTTCTAGCGTTGCAGCGGCTGAAGCTCCTCTAATATCCAATGATACAGCCGGACTCGCCGTTCCGATTCCAACGTAGTTGTTCGTCGCATCAACTACCAGCGTCGAGGTATCCACCGTCAGATCGCCGGTGATGGTGGCGCTGGCGAGGGTGGCGGTTCCGCCTGCGCCTAGGATTTGGTTGCTGGTGATCTTTTTGGTCGTGCCAGAGGCCGCCATGGACGTGTCCGAGATGTCGACAATCGGCAGCACGTCCGCTGCCGGATCAACCGTGGTGATGGCTGCCAAGGCCGTAATTTTCGTGTCTGCCATAAATGTTTAGTTTGCTTGGATGATGAGTTTGCCTGTGTCCTCTTGGAGCAGGAAGTCCCCGTTCTCCAAGTCTAAAGAGTCGAAAGTGCCGAAAGTGATGACGATCTTAGACGTGCCGTCCTCGAGGAATACGAAGAAGTCGTCCTCCTGCAGCAGGTCGCGCCGGATGATCGGCAGGTCGGCGCCGCCGCCAGCCCCACCGAGGGCTTGCTCGACGCCGAGTCCTAGTCCGAGTCCGAGACGCATTTTAGACCCACTTGCGGTTGTAGGCGATGATCGCCCCGGAGGATACAGCCACCGAGGTGAAGACGCCCGAGATCGAGTCGCCGGCCTGAATGGTCACGCCGGATGGGAAGTTGGTGATGTTGGACGAGACGGCGCCGAGGATGGACGTGGCGACGGCATGGATCTCCATGTAGTTGCCGGTCACAGTGCCCGCGGAGGCGTCGATGTACCGGCCACCGTATTCGCCGGCCAGTTGGCGGTTAGATCCGACATTCATAGGGAGAACTTCTGACTGCTTCGTTTTGTGCCACCGCTCCATCCAACCTGCAAGCGTGTAGCCCCGCAGCGCACTCGCACCTCGGGGTTATCGCGCTCTACTTCTTTGAGAAACTGGGAATCCTTCCAGCAATCGTACCCGAGTTTATGCCCCCAGGCATGGTAGAGGGTAGGGTCGATACGCATCCGCAGGCGTCCGATACCGTCAACGGAACGAATATCGCGCTGCGAGTCCTTGGCGATGCGCTTCTGGTCAATGCCGGCCTTGACCCAGTCCTTCTGGATGCCGGATTGGAACTCCTTGATGATGGCGCGGCGCAGTTCGCCGGGCATATCGTCGAGGGCGCTTGCGATGACGGAGGATGCGGAATTGTGAGCCATGAGAAAGGAAAGAGGGGGAGGCCCGGAGTGGACCTCCCCCGTTGAAACTAAGACTAGCTCGCGCCGTTGAACATACCAAAGCCGCTCGGGTTCTTCACCACGAGGCCGGCGATGGCCTCGATCAAGCGGGCAGGGCCGCCGCCGGCGTCGGGCAGATCCTTGACCTGCGGGAGCTTGGCGTAGCGGACCTCGACCATGTCCATCGGGATGACGTAGCCCTTGTAGGCTTGGGCGGACAGCGAGGTGCTGTTTTTACCCCCCAAAAACGTGGACGGATGTAAAATAAGCCGTCCGAAGTCTCCCTCGAAAAGATCAATGGAGGCCTTAAACGTGTCGGAAGACAGGTCCTGGTTGAAGGTGCGGACGCTGGTAGCAGCGATAGCATTCGTATTGACCACCTGAGTAGTGCCGGAGGCGGTCAGGTTGGTGAACGCACGCTTGAGCGTGGTGCCCAGGATACAATCGTAGTCGCGGAAGGTGCCGGTGGCGCTGTAGATAGCGGTCAGCACGTTCTGGGCGGTGGCCTCGGTGAAGGATGCGCTGGCAGTGGTGTCGACCGCGCCGGAGGCAGGCAGGAATGGCGAACCGGAAGCGCACGCGCCGATGTTGGAGGCGTTGGTGCTGTTCAACCAGTTGCCCATCGAGCCGGTCAGGTAGGCGTTGGTCGAACCGTTGTCGGCCTGGGCGGCCTGGTTGGTGCACATGAAGGTCGACTCCATGTCGCGCTTGATCTCAACGAGCTTCTTGGCGATGCCGTTGGCCAACTCATCGGTCACACCAGCGACGTCCTGGGTCTCGGCGATGAAACCGATGCGCAGGTCCCGGCGGAAGGCCTGGCCGTAGTTGTTCAGACGGGTCCGGTTGACCACCGGGTTTGAGGCACTGGACACGGTCACGTCGGTGCCGTCGACCACGCCGGCAAGCACGGGGGCACCGTAATTGTCGACCTGCCAAGAGAACTGCATATTGCCGATGTCACGGCCCTTCGGGGCCATGGACACGAACGGGGTCGACTTGGCGTCGACGATGGCGATGTAGTCCGCCAGATCTTCACGGGCGGACGAGGTTGAAGCGAGCGGCACAGAGCCGCCCTGGTTGGGCTGGAGTAGGGGCATGACTTAGAGCATCCTTTTGAGTACTTGGGCTAATTCGGTGGTCGTCCCGGACTTTCGGAACTGCGACTTGGCGTTGTCCAGGCCGACCTTGGCCGCATCCTTCTTTGCAGGGATTGCGGTGGGTCGACCGGGCTGACTGGGTGCCTTGACCAGTGGGCGGGTGGCAGATGGCTTGCCCTTGGCGGACTCCTTCTCCA